GAATAGAATTGATGATAGTGAATAAAAAGAAATGAGTAGCAATCTTATCACAACGTTTAAGGTTATGATCCTTTAGAGGTGTATGCCTCCCATTGCCTTGCATGTTCTACTACTGATATGGGAGACGATGCTGCCCATTCCATAGATTACTACTCAAAGTGGAACTCTCACAAGGTTGCAACCCTTTATATATATCTTATAAAACAATATAACATTAATAGTAGGACCGTGTTACTAAGTTGGTTCCTCCTTCATTAATGCAACAACTCTATTAAGTTATTTTGTTTTACTCGGTAATATACCTGCAATTGGATGAGAGTTAGTGTGATTTGTAAAACCGTATCACTCAACGGGTTAGTCTACTACCACCATAGGGCAGAGACAAAAAAAATACTAATTAATATGTTTAAGTCTTTTCCAGACTAACTCTACTAATTCCACAGGCTCATAGACTCCTTCAAATCTCTCATGACTAAAGAAGCTATTCATACGACTTGAATTGTATGAATTATATCCTTCATTTATGTGAGAAGAATGCACAGACAGCCTTTGTAGTTTCCCACAAGGTGCCTTCCAATCATCAAATAGAGTATACCATCCTTCTTTTAAAGAATGTTCTCCACTGCAAGTAATAGCCTCTGCCATCCCGGTTAGACGACTATTAATGTCTTTGCACATTTGTGCTGTTGTTATGGTTAATTCCATGGTTCACAGGCACCTCTCTTAAAGGTTTGATTGTGTTATGCAGAGATTGTAAAATCTTCACACATAACGGGTTAGTCTCCATCTACCATAGACAGAGAAAAGAATAGTACTGAGAGAAGCAATAAGTAATTACTCTCATTGCTTAGTAGGTTAAGTACTAACACCTACTACAAACTCTCTAATGACAGTAGCAACCATCATTACTGATAGTTTATTTCAGAGAACCCATCTTTATTACAAAGACCAAACTCACTACTTAAGAGAAACAGTAAGACATTGATGAGTTAAGAGAATACTGTACTACTGAATTGTAGTAAAGCTAATCATTAAACTATCGCAGTTTTATTAGATAACTTACTGTAAGATGTGTATGCTAATTACAATAGGAAGCATACGTAAACCTATAACTAACTCCAATAAGCTGGAGGAAGCTGTGACATAACATCAGATAAACATAAGATGTTGTCGTAGCCGTCTAAGTAGACGACATAACCATTAACTAAATAATCTTCCATGACTATAATAGATTTGATTGTGTGCAGAATGATGAGCCTGCAACTTGCTCTGAAAGTCTATAATTAAACATAGACGTAAACCGTTAAGTACAAATCAGAGACGAATACCTGCATATGAGCCTAGTGCCCACACGCAGATATTCGAGCTGATGATAGTGTTACAACAAGGAACAAGCCCGAAGGCTGTTCCCGTTGGGTCACACAACAAGCTTAAGCCCTTGCCATTGCTTTTCAGCGGCTGTCCCCTCGTCCTTATCCTGTACTATCCAAGGCTCGCCTTTCATAGTTAAAGGATACGGAACAAGGTTAGCGTGTACTTGCTGTGTATTATCAGTCTGATACGTAGACCAAGCATCGTCGCCCTCGCGTATAGCTTTAGGGCCACCAAGCCAAGTAGTCTTCGCATCAGTTGGAATGGAAATCCCAAGCGAAGACGCTCTTGATTCAGATAGGAAACACAGAGTAGAGCCCTCGGTACAAGGGCTTTCACAACGTACTACAATGCCCTTAGCGGTCACATTGAGTACTAACACAGATGAAATAATGTTCATAGTATAAGTATTTAACGGTTTTACAAGTACAGGATGTTCCCGTACGATATCGAGGGGATGTTCTTGTTGGGTATCAGTCCTCCTGTCACGGGCTCCAAGCAGTGTTAAAGGAATTCATTCCTTGGTGGGTCACCTATTACAATGTATCTCTTTCTTTTCTTTATGGGGGGTAATCTCTTTTTACTTTGGAGTCGGGGAGTCATAGTGCAGATGGTCAATACACACATACCACGGGGGTCTTTTATGTGTTGTGCATATTTCTTTCACTCTAGGGTTTAATAAATAAATTATATAAAATTTCTGAGTGTATATTTGGGGGATGGGTATCGGGCTAGAGTATTTACGTTTACGTAGAGGGATTAGTTATTCTATCCATGCGGTTTATGACTCTCATCTAGCTATAGGTTACAGTCCTACGGGAAAGTTAATTTCTATGGAGTATGATGGGGAGCAGTTGTATTTAGATTATCAAGAAACTATAAAGATTACTCATGACATATGAAGACGGGGGTTTTGTTCGAGAGACTATAGATAAGTATTTAGAGATGAATGCATGTATACGTGCTAACTTAGGTACTGGCAGTGTACATGATGTTGGGGAGGAGCGTATAGCTGATGAGTTGTGGTATGGGTTCTTGCGTGAGATAAGGTTTTTAGATCAGCAGTACTTTGATAGTATTACTAGTACGGAGGAGAAGGATATGATCTCACATAAAGTCTATAATAAGCATGTCTGGCGTAAGAGGACTTTATAAATGTATATAGTTTTTCTATATTAGTGGATTAAAAGTAATTAATATGGATATAGTCAAGCCTGGCGTCGAGTACAGGTTACACAATTTCAAGAGTGAGGAGGAGTATCAGACGGTACGCTTCACTGAGAAGGTTCCTGGCGGTTATGTAGCTGGGACTACTAATGAGGAGGTAGTTAATATGTTGATTGATCGACTGTATGAGTTGCAGAAGAAGAATTTCTCTGTAGAGAATCAGTGTGTTATTATATTGCTTAAGAATGTACGGGTGCTTTTTAAGAAGCGTTTAAGTAGGAAAAAAGATATGGTAACTAAATACCAAGAGCATGCAGGTGAACATAAAAACAAATAATAAGAAGTTTAGGCGTACTTATTTGGAGCTGTTAAATGGAATTCTTAAGCTTACGCCTAGGGAATTGGATAGTTTAATCTTATTTTTAGAGTACGATAAGGAAATCGCGTGCAGTATGGGAGCTAGGAAATTTGTTTCTCAAGAGATGAATTTTAAAAATGTATCAGTACTTAACAATTATGTTAAGAGTTTAAAGGATAAGCAGATTATATATAAGGATCAGGACGGGATTTATCGGTACAATCATATTGTCAAACCTTCTGAACCTTTAAACCATATTACCTTCCAATTCATATTCAAAGAGGCCGTTGTTTCATCTGCAATATGAGATGGACTACCTTGATGTGCTGTTGGAATTTGATTTCTACATCGCTGCAGAGTTTGAAGGAATTTCTGCTCAGTACGAGACAGAGATATTCTTTGGAGAAGATAAATATGTTGTAAACTATATAGTATATGCCACGAGTAAACAAGAATAAGAGATCTATATGTAAAGAGATAGTAGAAACTAATGGAGGTTCTTTACGAGAGATAGAAGAGATAGTAGAAAGTCAATTCGAGTTTTTAAAAGGAGCTATGGAAGAGGGCTCTTTCTCTCAAGTACGTTTTCCATACCTAGGGAAGTTCTATGTTAAACCAGGGAGACTAAGCTATATAAATAATGCGCCTATTTCGAGAAGAAGGGTTTAAAGTAGTAGTAGACCCAGAGCTAAAACTAGTTCCTGAGTTTAAATCTATCCTCACTAGAGATAGGAGCGTAGAAAAGAAACAAGCTATGCGCGAGCTTTCGTACATATACTTTGTCTACGACCACAAAAGCCCATACTATATATATCCTCTAGAAGAACGCTTACTCAGGGTAAGTAAAGATTCAGGTCTAGGAGAAGAGTATGAGCCAGATACTAAAGTTAGTAACGCAATAAAGAAATATCTAGAACTCGGCAAGACTCCCACCATAAAGTCTTTGACGTCTATAAGGAACGGTCTTCTTACTAGCTCTAGTCTTATAGATGTTTTACGTAAGCGTATAGAAGAGGCTTTAACAGATGATGACATAGATGATATGGACCCTATTGTAAGATCTGTAACTCGTATGTTGGAAATCTCAGAGAAACTGCCTAAGGCGATAGAGAGTATAACTACACTAGAGCAGAAGATATTAAAAGAAGAAGCTTCAGATGTACGTATAAAAGGAGGAGGTAAGAAAGGAATGTTTGAGGACTGATGTTAAAAGACACTATAGAGTTCTCACGCGATGGGCTTCATTTTCTGGAGCATGGCTACTATTGTACAGATCCTCAAGGCAGTGCGGGACACTACGAGTACTGGAGTGAGAGGTTGCGTAGGTGTAAAGAAGGCTATCAGATTGGCGACACAAAGATTACAGGGCACCATTACTTCTATTTAAACTATGTTCAGATAAAACTTACCAATAAGTCAGATAGGAAGATACTTTCTTTCCCGAACTTCTGGGATGGGGACTATGAATACTTTTGGTTGCAGGATATTGCTAGGAACGGGATAACTCCTGAAGCGTATAAAGAGTTGAACCTCAAGACTTACGTAGACGAAGAGCACATGGGAGGAGGAAGGCATATGATTGTAAGTAAAGCTAGGCGTAAAGGATTCTCTTATAAAAATGCAGCTTTAGTTACGAATACTTTTAATACAGAGCAGAACTCTTATACGTTGCTGTGTGCTTTTGATAAAAAGTATCTCTATCCAAAAGGAATCATGGCTATGGTAACAGATAACATGAACTTTATAAACGAACACACTGGCTGGGGAAAGAGAAGGCAAGTAGTTGATAAACAAAACCATAGACGAGCTTCGTACTTAGAGTATATCAATGGGCAACCTATTGAGAAAGGTTATAAGTCTGAAGTAGAAGCCATTACGTTTAAAGATAACCCTGATGCAGCTCGTGGAAAAGACGCGAGCATAGTGATCTTTGAGGAGTGCGGAGCGTTTGACAATCTAAAGTCTTCGTACTTAGCTACTAAACCAGCAGTAGAGGATGGAGGGATTACCACGGGACAGATGATACTATTTGGAACAGGTGGAGATATGTCTGGAGGAACAATAGATTTTGAGAGTATGTTTTACAATCCTAAAGCTTATAACCTCCTTCCTATCACAAACATATGGGATGAAGGTACAGAGCATACCAATTGTGGGTATTTCTTTCCTACTTTTAAAAATAAGATAGGGCATATGGATAAAAATGGGAACAGTTTAATAGAATCTGCAAAACAAGCAGAGGCTGCGACCAGAGAACAAATTAAACGTGACTCTAAAGATGCAGGAGTACTAGACCAGCATATTACAGAGTATCCGTTTACTCCTAAAGAAGCTTTCTTACAGCACAGCAGTAATATCTTTCCTACAGCTCAACTTTTAGACTGGAGGAACGAACTTATGAAATCTGGAATGTATAGTAGCGTAGGAGTAGCGGGACATCTAATAGAAAATACAGATGGAGTGAAGTTTCGCCCCGACGACAACTTGCGACCTGTAGTTAAGTTTCCACATCAGAGAGGAGATAACACAACAGGGTGTGTAGTAGTATATCAAGCGCCCTATAAACATGGTCCTTCTATTCCACATGATTTGTATATAGTTGTACATGACCCTTATGGGCAAGACGGAAAAGGAGCGTCACTAGGGGCTGCATACGTAATTAAACGTGTAAATCCTTACTCTTCTCCGGACGATATGATCGTTGCTTCGTATATTGGTAGACCAGATACGCAGGATGACTACAATAATAACCTATTTTTGCTAGCTAAATACTATAATGCCCGTATTGGGTTTGAGAATGACCGGGGGGAAGTAATCCCTTTTGCTAAGCGAGAGAAGCTTATGCACCTATTGATGCCAGAAGTAGAAATCTTCGATAAGACTGACAACGTAAGGATACGTAAGTTAGGAAGAAGCTACGGCATGAGTATGGGAAGCAAACAAAGGAAAGGTCAAGCAGAGATATATTTAAGAGACTGGCTACGAACAAGTAGAGGGAAGAGTGAAGATGGAGGAATAAAGCTTAACTTGCACTATATCTATGACTTGGCTTTAATAGATGAGTTAATAAAGTACAATAGTCACGGTAACTTTGACCGTGTATCAGCAATTATGGTGGGAATGTTTCACTTAAAAGATTTACATTCACGCGAAGTAGCGGTAGAAGAAGAAGTTCACTCTTCAAACTTTTTCGATCGCGAGTTTTTCTAATTTTATACTGTATCTCTATGTATTCTATACCTAAACAAAAAATACCACGCAGCCGAAAGACCAAAGAATGGGCTAAAGATTGCATACGTGCTTTTATTAACAGAAGTTCTTTTAGTTCTGAAGATAAGCACACTCTCCAGTCTTACTACGAAGCGTATAACGGCAAGTTAGATGAGTCGGCTTATAACTACGTAACCAATCCGTACAATTCGGAAGCATGGGCGAAAAGAAACTTCCCTGCTAAGTTGCGAAACTATAACATTATCAAACCTATAATAGACCTTTTAATAGGAGAGAAGGCAAGACGTCCTTTATCCTACCAAGTGGTTGTACGCAATGCGGATATAGAAACTAGGTTCGATATGCACCGTAAAGAGAAGTTTAAAGTTTTCTTAGAGCAGGTATTTGTAAATGCAGCTAACGAGAAAGGGATAAATACAGGGCAACCCTCAGAGGAGATGCCTGCACCAGAGGAGTATATGGAAGAAGTGCTTACTA